GAGTTATAGCATGATGAAAAAACCTGCAGCCAAGTCAATGAAAAAATGATTAAGTCTGCTGCAATTACTAAGATTAAAACTATTTCACCTTGGCAAAAGGTGAGGTTAGAAAAACGCAAAGTTAGAAAACAACAGGCAATAGAACGCAAGTTGATTAAGCAAGTGCATCCATCACCGATAGGTCAAAGTATTGAAGTGTATGCAGAACCTTTAAAAGAAGTAAGTGCAACAGAACCAAGTCGTGAAGAAATGGTGCAACAAGCTGATAAAATAGGTTTAGTAATTGATAAGCGTTGGAAGAACTCTACCTTACTTAATCGAATCAATGAAACTATGGGAGTGTAATGGGCTATAGCAAACGACAATTCGTAGAAGCTGCCTTAGAAGAAATTGGTTTAGCATCCTATACATTCGATATGCAACCTGAACAACTCGAATCAGCCAGAAGAAGGCTTGATGCGATGATGGCAGACTGGAATGCAAAAGGCATTCGTTTAGGATACCCTTTGCCATCTAGTCCCCAAGATGGAAGTTTAGATGAAGAAACACTAGTACCAGACTCAGCTTATGAAGCAATTATTTGCAGTTTAGGAATACGACTTGCTCCTAGTTATGGCAGAGTAGTCATGATGGAAACTAAAGCTACTGCAAAACAGGGCTATGATATTTTGTTACAAAGAGCAACATTCCCACTTGAGAAACAACTGCCAGCGACTATGCCAGCAGGTGCAGGTAATAAACCTTGGAGAGTTTACGACAATCCGTATGTACGACCACCATATTTCCCTGTGGATGCAGGGCCTGATGGCCCATTAGAATATTAAGGATAATCATGCCAACAATTAATCAACTTCCTGTACTCAGTACAATATCTAGTGGAGATCAGTTACCTGTATATTCACCGAATAATGGCGATGCACGAAGAACCTCGATAGGAAGTCTATTAACATTTTTCCAACAGAGTTTTGCTTCTCCAACACTTGCAGTTAATTTATATGTACCGACTACTGGATTTAATATCACAGTACCAACTCCTGTTAGTCAAGCACAATGGATGTTAATTCAACCTGCTAATACATTAGCAAGTGGCACAATTACATTACCTTTGAATACTGGTGTTCCTGATGGTACAGAAGTATTAATCACATCTACACAAGAGATAACTTCTCTGACTATATCTTTGAATGGTGCAACTGCAATCTACGGAACTGTAACTTCATTAGCAGGTGGATCAGCATTTGCAATTAGATATTATCAGCCTACCAATTCTTGGTATGCCTTAAATACAACTATTGTATTGGCTGCAGGTATTCAATCTTGGTTAGCTAGTCCATCTAGTGCAAATCTACGAGCTGCGATGACCGATGAAACAGGTACAGGTCTATTAGTATTTAATACTAGTCCAACATTAGTGACTCCGATTCTTGGTATACCAACATCAGGAACTTTGAGCAACTGTACAGGATTACCGATTACAACTGGTGTATCTGGTATGGCTGCAAATGTGTCATCCTTTTTAGCAACCCCATCAAGTGCCAATCTTGCTACAGCAATGACTGACGAAACAGGCACAGGTTCATTGGTATTTGCTATTACTCCAACATTGGTAACTCCAGTTATAGGTGTAGCTACAGGTACAAGTCTAACTGCAACTGGGGTTATTGCCTCAACAGGAACTGCTGGTGTAGGATATGCAACTGGTGCTGGTGGTGCTGTTGCTCAAGGAACTAATAGAACTACAGGAGTCACATTAAATAAAACAACTGGTTCGATTACATTATTTAGTGCAGCAGGAACAACTGTAGCAACGACTTTTATAGTAACAAATAGTACTGTTGCAGCGACTGATGTAATTATTCTTAATCAGAAATCAGGTACAGATTTATATGATTTAATGGTAACTAATGTTGCTGCAGGTAGTTTTAATATTACTTTTAGAACTACTGGTGGTTCAACTACAGAAACTCCTGTATTCAACTTTGCAGTGATCAAAGGTGTAGTTGCATAATGGCAACAAAATCTGCTGTTAATAGTGCTGGTGTATATACAAAGCCGACCATGCGTAAAAAGTTATTTGAGAAGATTAAAGGACAGGCTGTGCAAGGAACTGGTGCAGGAGAATGGTCAGCTAGAAAAGCACAATTATTAGCTAAAACTTACAAAGCTAAAGGTGGGGGTTATAAATCATGAGCAAGGTTAAAACTCATTATTTGCCAAATGGTAAACCCTATACAGGGGAAACTCATAAGGTAGGAACAAAGTTAATGACTGGTATAAAGCATACTGAGTCAAGCAAGACATTAACACATACTCCTCCAAAGAAAAAATGAAAGCAACTCAGAAAAGCCTCAAAGATTGGGGTGCTCAAGATTGGCGAACGAAGTCAGGTAAGCCATCATCTGAGACTGGTGAAAGATATTTGCCTGCAAAAGCAATAGAAGCATTATCAAGTGCTGAATACTCAGCGACAACACGAGCCAAGCGTGAAGCTACTGCCAAGGGTAAACAGTTTGCCAAGCAGCCTAAAAAGATTGCTGAAAAGATTAAGGGCTACAGATGAAAACTCCAGCCTATGCACGAAAAGAAGGACAGAATCCTAAAGGTGGATTAAACGCTAAAGGTCGTGCTAGTGCTAAAGCTGAAGGCATGAATTTAAAGCCACCGGTCAAGTCTGGAGACAATCCTAGAAGGGCATCATTCTTAGCTAGAATGGCTGGTAATGATGGCCCAGAATACAAAGATGGAAAACCTACAAGACTACTTTTATCATTGAATGCTTGGGGTGCAAGTTCAAAAGCAGATGCCAAATCTAAAGCAAAAGCTATTACTAAAAGAAATAAAAAATAATGCAGATACCTATTCTGAACGGAATTTATGTAGACAGCACTCCTGAACTGCGTACTAGTTATCCAGTCAATCTTGTGCCTGTACCTAAAGAATCAGGGATTAGTTCAGGGTTTTTAAGACCAGGAGACGGAATAGTTGCGAATGGAACAGGACCAGGCATTGATCGTGGTGGCATTAATTGGAATAATGAATTATATCGAGTCATGGGTACTAAACTAGTAGAGATTTCAAGTACTGGTGTAGTTACAACTTTAGGTGATGTTGGTGGTTCAAATCTAGTTACTTTTGATTACAGCTTTAAAGAATTGGGTATCTGTTCAGGTGGTCAGATGTATTTCTGGAATGGAACTACATTAACTCAAGCAACCTACACAGCAGTAACTATTGGATTTATTATTGATTTCTGCTTTATTGATGGCAGATATATGCTTACCGATGGTGAAAGATTATTTTTAACCGATATTGGTGATCCATTTACTATTGGTGCTTTTGCGTTTGAAGAACCGATTGCTGATCCTGATCCAGTCACTTCTTTGTTGCGTTTGCGAAATGAAGTCTATGCAATTAATCGTTACACAATGGAAGTTTATGATAATACGACAGCAGCGATTCCTTTTCCATTTCAAGTAATTAGTGGTGCTCAAGTACAAAAAGGTTGTTTAGGAGTTTTTGCCTGTTGTTCTTATGTTGATCGAATTGCATTTTTAGGTAGTGGAAGAAATGAAGCACCAGCAATCTATGTAGGAGCTGCAGCACAAACTGAGAAGATTAGTACACAAGAGATTGATAATCTACTCTTAGAATATACCGAGGCACAATTAGCTGCAGTAAAAGTAGAAGCAAGAAATGATAAGAGTCATCAACACTTATATGTGCATTTACCTGATAGAACCATTGTTTATGATGCTTCAGCTTCACAAGCATTGCAAACTCAAGTCTGGTTTACTTTGGTAAGTACAATCGTAGGTTTTGAAAAATATCGAGCAAGAAATCTAGTTTGGTGTTATGACAAATGGCTAGTTGGCGATCCTGTATCAACTAATATTGGCTATCTGGTGCAAGATACTGGTCACCATTGGGGTGAACAGGTTAGATGGGAGTTTGGCACATTGATTGTCTATAACGAAGGCAAGGGTGCTTTAATGAAGCAACTTGAACTGGTTAGTTTAAATGGAAATGTAGAATTGGGAACTGAACCTCAAATATCTACAAGTTATACAGTTGATGGCCTAACTTTTAGTCAAGATCGATTTATTTCGGTTGGAACAATAGGAAATCGTAAAAAGAGACTTTCTTGGTTTCAGCAAGGCCACATGAGGAATTGGAGAATCCAACGCTTTCAAGGTGATAGTGATTCTCATGTATCCTATGCTCGTTTGGAAGCACAGATTGAGGCTTTGGCATACTAATGGCATTTACTAAACTCAACTTAACCAGAGATCAACTCTCAACCTTTCTGACTGATCAGCAACAGATTAAGCAGTTTGAGTTATTGTTTCAAGCCGTTGATGTATTACAAGTCATTGTAGGTACTGATTTTGAATATCAAGCAGATACAGCATCAGCTTCTGCAAATAATGCTTTAGATCAAATTGCTAGTTTGTCTCAAAAAACAGCAGTTGAAGATGCAGTTCTTAATTCTAAAATTCAACAGGCTTTAGATGCAATTCCTCCTTTGGCACAAAATTTTGCAATTAATCATGCTGTATTGAATGCAAAGGTTCAACTTAGTTTAGATGCAATACCACGATTGGCACAGTCTTTAGAGTTATTGGCTTTAGCACCAATTCGTAATAATATTGAATTAGAACACGATGTTGTAGGCATTTTGCCTTATGCGAATCAAACCCAACGAGTCAGGTCTAATACGGTACTAACATGGCTTTCGATGTAATAACCCCTACTAAACTTGGTCAGGCTGCAATCACTACTGGAGTGACTACACTCTATACAGTTCCAGCAAGTACTCGTACCCTTTTAAAAGAATTTAGTATTGCTAATACGACTGGTGCAGATATACCAGTTCGAGTGTTTTTAGTCCCAAATTTAGGTAGTGCAGCAACGAGCAATGCCTTTTTATATGATGTGCCAGTACCGACTGCAAATGCCTTACAATATAATGGAATTGAGGTCTTGAATGCTGGAGATACGATACAGATTCAAGCTACATCAACAGGTTTAACGATTATTGCTAGTGGAGCAGAAGCTACTTAAGGAGATATTATGGCAGTTACGATTAAGGTATTAATACCACCAAAACAAGCAGAAAATGCACAAACAACGCAATATACTGCTACAAATTGCAAAGCGATTATTGATAAATTTACAGTCACAAACACTAGTGCTGGGAATGTAACTTTTAGTGCAAACTTGGTTACAAGTGGTGGAAGTGCAGGAGCAAGTAACTTAATCATAGATGCTAGAAGTATTGCAGTTGATGAAACTTATACTTGTCCTGAACTAGTTGGTCAGGCTTTAGAACCTAGTAGCTTTATATCTACCCTTGCAAGTGCAGCAACCAGTTTAACGATTCGTGCCTCTGGGCGAGAAATAACATAAGGAGAAGTTATGAAGGAATTTATGGTTATCCCTAGAGGATTTAATGGACTTCCAACAGAGGAAGAATTTTTAACTAAGGCTGAGAATACTGAGAACTTTTTAGTTGCAGTAAAAGATTGGCATTATGGGCCAGAAGAACCTAGTAATGAACCTAAGTCTAATCCTGATTTTTATGAGTCATTAGCAAATGCAATGCAATGCGATGCAAAAGATGCTAGACGTAAACATTGCTCAAACTGTGGCTATTATGATAATTCTTTCATGACACAAGTAAAAATTGAACGAATCCCTATGGCTGGTTACGATACTGGTTATGGTTATCGTGGGCATTGTGAGAAACTGAACTTTATCTGTAACGATATGCGTGTTTGTCAGGTTTGGGAAGATGAAGAATATGAAGATTAATGGTACAATTAAATCGCTGAGAATCCAAAGCCACCTGCAGCTCAATTCTATTAGGAGTTGTTTATGACCAACTGGCTTAAAGAAAACTTAACTACAGTTTTCAATTTGCCTATGCCAGTCGTTGATTGGCTTATGATGGTCTATGATGCGATTCAAGTATTTGATGATTTTGCCGATGGTGATCCAGTTGAAAGAAAAGACTTGGATGCTACTATCTGGAATACTTTAGTAGGAATGCACCAAAATCAATTTTTCATTTTAAATAGTCAGCTTCTAGTACCTTTATTAGCAAGCATGGTATTGAAGTGGCAAGCATCTGATACTGTTGAACGAATGGGTGAGGCTGATGCTAAGTCTTTTGTTTGGCGAGCTGGTTATTATGATTTAGTTTTAACAGCTATTTCAATAATTCATGGTGCAGAATATGCAACTAAAAATGCTCATTTAGTATTAAAACTTTATGGCGAGACATACGAAGATTATATGAAGGAGTTTGAGAATGCCTAATCCATTCACCGCTTTAGTTGTTGGAGGTTCTGCCATAGTTGGTAGTTCTATGCAAGCAAAAGCAGCTGGAAAAGCTGCAGATATTCAAGCTGGTGCTGCCGAATCAGGTATTGAGGAACAACGTAGACAGTTTGATATTTCAACTGGTTTATCTCAACAAGCTGTAGAAGAACAGCGTAGGCAATTTGATATTGGAACTGGTTTATCAAAACAAGCAATAGAAGAACAACGAAAACAATATGATGCCTTTCAAAAATTATTAGCACCATATATTCAAACTGGTGCTCAAGCACTTACTGGATTTGGTGCATATCAAACTGCAGGTCTTAGTGCTTTACCTACCTTAGAAAGATATGCTGCTGCTGGAGTTCCTGCTTTAGAAGAACAGCAAGCTATTTCTGGTTTACTTGGCCCTGAAAGACAAGCACAAGCAATAGCAAAGATTGAACAAGGTGCAGGTTATAGAGCACAAGCACAAGCTGGTGAAGAGGCCATATTACAAAGAGGATCTGCTACTGGTGGATT